TTATTACATTCTCAAACAAACCACAACTGAATAAGTAAATAAGAAACTTTCAAATTTTAATGAAGAAAATTGTTAATTTGCTGAGTTTTTGTGACATAATGTTATCCTTAAACATAATCATCATAAGTCTCATTCTAGGAGTTCAGGCTGAGGAGACAACAGCAGATACCACATATGTGAATGCTGTGATGTACTTCTCCATTCAAAACACTACCATTAACATACCTGTGAGTCTTCACATGGATGATCTGGCAAGGAAATTCACAACTATGGTTGATTCAGGAAGCTTCCATTCCCTCTCTGAAGTTAGACAAAATTTTAATGAGTTGACCAAATTACCGGTGATCAATGAAAATTCAGGCTCCAATGTTAACGTCAAAAAGACAGAGTTTATCTATGGAGCTCCTCCCACCACTAGAAGACCTTATACAACAGCTAGGCCAACCTCATCTTCAACTTCTGTTCAAATCTTGTCCACAACCACTTTTAGGCCATTTATTAGATCAAATTACTCACAAAAGGGTCATGAGTCTCAGAAGCAGATAACAGATTGCAGATTGTGTACTACTTGTGTCCAGAATCACCTTAAGGATTCAGAGGAGACAAATGAAGTTGAAACCTTTAGAGCCAAAAGATGTGCCTTACCTTTTGACCTTTTAAATAAGACTATTGAATGCAAGGAAGCTAAATATTTGATACTGGAAGAAACTCATAGTAGGAATAGAAGGGATGTGCAAGAAATAACAGAGAGAAGTGAAGATCTAAGGACTAGTCATTACTCTGGGACCTGTGAGGACAATTCAGACATACAAATAGCAAAATACATTGGCAAGAATTGCAATAGAATTTCTGAACTTCAAATTGCAAAGTTTGGCCTATGTTACAAGGAATTGAAGTGCCCGGAAGGTAAGGTTATTCAGGAGAACTTTTGCTCCCCTAAGGACAAAGTTGAATTCTTTGAAGAAATATGTTCAGATAATGAATACCATATTGCAATGTCAACCTCGCACTACTCAGAGGATGTGGCATTTGATGATACCAGCATCTGTGCTATAGAGGGCTTCAATATCAAACCTTGTTTAGAGGGTGCCATTAAGGAATTCAGAAAGCTGTCTATCATCAAGCTGAATGATGTTTATCAAGTTGTCACAAAACCACACTTCATACAATTCGACCCAGACTTAAGCTCTATTGCCAATTATCACTGTAAAGCCTGTAAAAGAGAGAATTGCCTGAAATGTGATGGAGACTCAGTTTACAAGAGGATGATTTCAACCGATAAATCAGGGCCTTGCTATTGTGAATATGTAGGAAAGACAATAGGCAAATTAACTCTTTTTATGGAGGGTATCAAGATCCCAATTGAAGAAATTAGGTCTGATGTTTATCAGATAAGGATTCAATCTCAGGAACCCTCTTACAAAAAACCAGAACCCACACACTGCAAAGATTGTGCAGCTTCATGTCAGGATCTAACAGTTGAATTATCTCTTGTTGATGACAAAGTTAAAAGTCTGAAATTTTGCACAAGAATCTCATGTTTCATGTCTGAGTACAAATCTCATGTGAAGCTCCCAGCATCTATGCTGCTCATTGAGTCCACAGTTGACATATTTCTTTTTGATTCAATCGGCAATTTGCTGTACACTAAGTCTGTTCAATGTCAGATAAAGGACCAATGTGACCTTATTGACTGCAAACTATGCATGAGGAATCTACTGAATGTTGATTGTTATGACAACCTTGATAAAATTTACCTATTGCTGGCTGTTGTGCTATTGACATTGTTCTTGACCATTCTGGCAAAGATCATGGTCATAATAATAAGGGTATTTGTGATCTTTAAATGGATCTGGCTAACCATCAGCCATGGTTATAAGCTTTCTAAGAAGATTTTTTACTGTCTCCGAGGATATAGGATCGAGAATGTCAAGAGGGTCAGAACCAAAAAAGTGGAATTCGACGATGAAACTATTGAACTAATAACAGAGGAAGTCAAGGAAACACCAGTAAGGAAGAGTCCATCCCAGAGAAGAGATGATTATCTGAGATCCATCAAACTTGAAAATTATGTTGTGATTATAGCTCTTCTAGTGTTAGGCCTGGGCTTTGCACAGTCCTGTACTGTCCTTAGTACTAATACATTACAAGAGACCTCATGCATCCACAAAGAAGATGAGAAAATGATGTGTAGAACAGATGAAAAGGTCTCTTTGCTTCTCCCTGGCTTTGGTGGCGATAGTTGTTTATTACTCAAAAGTGCAGCTGGAACAATTGTGGGTTCTTTAAAGATGAAGATTATGGACATAAAAGCAAGGTGCATCCAGAATCATCTTTATTACACTTATAAACCAATCTTAAAGAAGATGACTTCCTGTCACTGCTGGCCATCTAGCTTATGTGCTGATGCAAATTGTTTTAGTTACAATGGAACTCAGTCTTACCCAGGATTGCTCTTAAAACCCACTAATTTGCCAAATAGGAGCATATGCAGGAAAATTGACAGTGATTGGTTTGGATCTTGTGTCATATCAACAACAAGTTGCTGTTATTCACAACTAACTATGAACATTGATGAATCCAACGTGTACAGGCTGCAAAAATGCTCCTCATTCTATTGGGAAGTTGACGTGGAAGTCAAAATGTTTTCTGATAATAAGAATATCCATCAAAACCTCTCAATACAGGCTGGAACAAAACTCTCAAACAAGTTGGGAGAGTTTATCTTAACTTCAGTTTCAGAACCTATGATAGGAGACAAGACAAAGTGCATCATGACTAATCTCAGAGACAAGTCCGACTCACTAGTGGATTGTTCAGACAAGGATGAATTCATAAAGGGGAGGATTGGTGAAGTTAGATGCTCATCACTTCCCAAAATAAAGCCCGGATCATGTTCACTCGCAAGTGATCTGGTAAGAGATGAGATCCAGGGCTTCAATTTGGTGATGGAGGCTGAGCTTATTGATCTAGAGAAAATACACAAGTCAAATAGTATTCCAGTTAACAAACTTGCATATGAGTTTAACAAGGACTCCAAGGGTTACTATTTTAACAATCCAAGGTATAGCATGTTCAGAGTACAGGTCGGATTGAAAGATTTCCAAGTATCCAGCAAAATACTTGAAGTTGACTGTACCTTCTCTTTTGTAGAGTTAAAGGGTTGTCATAGTTGTCCTATGGGTGCTCAGGTGACATTAAAAACATCTTGTTCGGAGTATCCTAATCTTGCATTTCTGAAGTGTCCTTATGGCCCTTCAACACCTTTTGTGATATCAGTTTCAGGGAAACTAAATGTGAGATTTGCTAGCAACATTTCAAAAATTGATGAAACCTGTGAAATTACAGTGAACAAGTACTCACATAACATCAAAGTTAGAGGCTCCTTACTCACTGATATGGAGGACTTGGATATTAACATCAAAGATGATGTTTCATCAACTAAGGTTACATTTGGTTATGTCAATGACAAGTTCTTCACCAACATTTTAGCTTTTTTCTCAGGTATTTTTGGACACTGGAGGTATTGGGTGGTCATCTTCATTGTCCTTGGAGTTGTTATTGGCCTGTCCATATTAAAATATTTCATGGCAGGTTCAACCATCACTAGAGTAAAACAAGTGTAAATCATTAGCCCAAGTATTTTGAACAATAGGGGGCACAAAGACCAAAAGAGAAACACCATTATGGTGCTTGTTTTCAACAAGGTTACTTGTTTGAAATCATGAAGGTTGAGATTACTCAAGTTAGCACTGGTCTTTGT